TGTGCCCGTATTTCCACCACGATACTTCCGCAGCATTTCTGCAAAGGGTGCATCATTCATAATCAGTTGCTTAGTGAATGGCGGCTGGCCCCCGGTATTACGATTGCAAAACAAGGTGCTTGTGCCACGCGTAGATGGGTGATCACAGTATGCCCGATCAGTCTGATCGAGCCCAATGGCATTGCCTGTGATAAAGTTATGCAGTTCCTTTGTAGTTGCAGGAATAGCAAACAACCTGTGTCCCCATTTGCCGGTCACAGGTTTCTTAATGTCGATAGGCCCGTGGTCCGTGTTGCTTCCATAAGCCGTGTTAAAGCTTACCACATAAGCAACAGAACCGGGCACACCCATACTACGAAGACGATTAAACGCCTCGAACGATTCTGGGCAGACTTCATAGAAGTGTCTGCTAAGAATCATAATAGACTGCATAATAGATGCAGGCACGGCAGAGGAGACAATGAAACCAGTCTCTACTGATTCACGATCATCACGATTAAGAATAAACCTGCCATACACAGACTCATAAACCACCCACTCAAAGAATGGCATCATAAGTTCGGCAGATTTATCGTATCGTATAAATCTGTAATCATTGTCGTATCGACAGTATTTGTAATCGTCTCGCCTATTCTTCTGATGAAGATACGCTTCAGTTGCTACAAGAACGGAAGTTTTCTGGTAAGTTCCTGAACAACCCATTGAGTTATGACAGGCTTCCCCACAATACGAAAGAACTTTGCTATCAGCGTTGATAAAAGCAAAGTTGGCGGTGCTGGTAAAAGCTTTATCAGAGATAGCCTCTACAAGCCACTCCTTAGCCGCCGCCATGTTATCTTCAGAGTGAAGAGGTGTATAAGAGAAGTCGTTAATTTGCACGAACATTGTACTCCCATTCAACAGTTCCGTCATTGAAGACAGTTCGCCGATCAATCCGTCGGACCAAGGGGGCATGTTCACGCACCTCTCGAAGCGAGGAAAACGGGCGTCCCCGACCACCTACGCGGAAATTCGGGAAGTATTCCACCAGCACAGCCGAGCGTTCAATCGGCATACGAACAGGCACTTCAACTTCACGAATCTGCGGACGTCCCGGTTGCTGCTCGTTCCCATACAGGGTGAGATCAGGATGGTGATAGAAGACATGGCAAATATTCTCAGAGTTACTGTTCAGGAACGAAGCAACCTTCTTGAATCCCATCTCAATAAGCTTGTCTTGCCAGCCGGCAAGCTGGTAGTCAGCAAGCACGACTTCCTTGACACGACCATTGTTGTAAATCGGGGCATCATCGTCAATGTCGTCTTCATCATACGTTCGCTGAAAATCAAGCGAGTCAATCAATTCACGAAGTCGTGCTTCCTTTGTAACAGGATTTTGGGGACTTCCTTCATTTTCAGTTGGTCCATACCCCATGCCGTGAATATGCCAAATGCCGCAGCACTCGCCGCCGTGTGGAGTCTTGTGCATACTAAATCTCCGTCAATGTGGTGAACAGTCGGTCGAGAAAGATCGAACCTACGAATATAAGCACAGCGATTGGAACGACCGGCCAAAGACCGCTAGTGCCGATGATGATATATGTTAGCAACTGAATATTGATCAGCAGACACATGATGAACACGCTGAAATAGAACAGCGCATGAAGAAGAGTCCGAAAAAGCATTAGGCATTGTCCTTCACAAAACGACAGGAAACAGGTTCACCGTCCTCCAACGTCCGGTCTCCGGGTTGCCAGTCTGTCATGCTGCAACTGACAGCACAGTGTGCTTGTTGCCCGAGATGACTTCCAGCTTGGCTTCACGCACAAGGTGAGGGGCCTTGACAAGCCCTGCTTCAGCAAGACGCTGGCCGAGCGAGGTGGGGCGGAAGGTATAGTCGTTCGAACGGAATGCGTGCTTAGCCATGATAGATTACTCCTTGTTAATCAGCCTCATTGCTGAGTGTAGTAGTGAGAGCCTAGGTTCTCCGTTTATCAGCACGGTAACACGCGGATCGGGTAATTACTCCCTAGTGACGGTCATCTACGTATGCTGACTACACTACTACACACAACAATGGACTATCTGATACCTAAAGCAGGGCGCAAGAGCTAGTCAGGAAGGTCACGTCTGCGACGTGTCCAATTGCTGTCGTCCTTAATCTTCTCACCAAGATAATACAGACGATAGGACAACACGGGATCGTCTGTCTTGTAATGAACAGGCATAGCCATAGCGAAAGGTGTTAGTTCATCGCTTGGCAGCTTGTCGCACAAGTCTTGGGCAATCTGGATTATGCGTCGTGATTTGTGGTCACGATAGAAGCGGTATGAGTATTCATCCGCAAGGGCTAGACCGTGCGCACACAGCCAACGCAGATTGTTAGCAGTAGCGCGCGTCCATACAGAGGAAGGATGATGAATATGTGTTGACTGGTAAAGATGAATATTGTCGTCACACAACTCCCACCAGTCAGGGCGCTTGCGGATGGCTTGAGACACAAGTTGTGCAGTCTCAAGGGTCATCTTAACGACATGCTTGTCATGCTGGTATTGTGCAGACAGGACAGGACTATCGCTAAGATGGAATATGTTCATGCAGACAACTCCACAGCCACACCAAGAAGCCACAGCACAAGCATGAATATGCCGGTGCCAATGACTGTTTCACGGATAGTGAGAGGTTGCATAAGCGTTACTCCGACGATGATAGATGTGTGTTGAGCAGTTTATCCACGTGCTCAGGTGTGGCAGGTTATGCCGCTTCGCGGATACCTTCAGCCAGCGGAGTGAGAGTCTTGGTCTCATTGGTAGGTGCAGTCACGCGTTCGACCTTGAGACCGGACACAGCACGAGCAAGAGCCTTTGCCGATTCGATATCACGGTCCACGACTTCACCATTCTCGACCTTCTTCTCAATCTGTTTGGACAGACGGGCAACCATCTGCATCAGTGCATTGAAGTCGAGAGGAGGCTTTTCAGGCACAGCCTCTGCAAGCTCATAGAATGGTTCAGCAGCAGCCCCTTCCAAGTCCCATTCGACATAGTTCTTGGCGGTAGGTTTGAGAATACCGACCTTGTTGTTCGCCTGAATCACACGAATAGGAGAATACTTGTCGAACCAAGCAACAAGCATGGTCCTACGCATGGATGCAGGCATAGCGTTTGCAAGAGTCAGCGCACGAGAGCAATCGCCATGTTCCTTCGCATGAGACATGATAAGCATGGCAGTCTCATGGATGAGAATGTTCAGCTTGGCTGCATTCGTGGTGATGGTCTTGATATTCTTATCAATGGTCTTGAGCGACATTTCGGTTCTCCAAAAGATACTTGGTTGTCCAAGCCCTACACTAAAACGGCTTTGCCGTGACGTGGCAAAGCCGCTATTGCAGGTGTTAGCGCAGCACATACGAATCACTTCGTTATCATTATCCGCAACGAACGACGGGCAACAAGGACAGCCGCTTGCGCACGTTCAACAAGCGCACGTTCACTCTCAGGCAAGTTTGCCGTGTTCATACGGGAAATGTCAGTTTCAAGGGCTGTCAGCCTGTCAATAAGCGATTGCTTAGACGGGACAGACTTGCCGACTTTCATGTTAGGATTTACCCGCACATAGGCGGCGCGATGAGTGTCAATTCTCGCCATTGTAACGGTCTCCCAAAAGAGCTTTGGCAAGGTTTGGGCGATAGTTTCCAGCCAAGCCATAGTTGAACGTATAAGGGCCGATGCAGGCAGGCCGTAGAACAAGGCCTGAAAAGAGAGCCTTGTATTGTGCAACGTGCAGAGAGAAGTCTCTATACATGTGGTTATCCTTCCGGTTATCCAAAGATATGTGTTGCTGCGCTAACAGATACAATAGGATGTGGAATTATCGCCAAGGACAGCCAATCTATTCTAAGGCTTACGGGCTCTCATCCCCAAGGCTTACAAAAGCCTATCCGTCCCTGCTATTTGCAACTGTCAACAGCTTGGCGATAATCATCGTGTGTGATAGCCATCACACATAATCGGAATACCCTAGGTAGGACATAACTCTCTGCCGGGCTTTTACCGGACCCTAGGGCTTGCTGGCATCGGCCCTAAGCGAACCTAGCCAGCGTGTTGACCATACCGATAGACGTTACGTCTACGTATAGTCCTAATCCGGTTGTCAGGCTTGTCAGACCCAACACAAGACGATCGTATCCTGTCGCGTTACCGCCGGATAACCTGCACTTCGGACAAATCCATGTCCAGTGCGAATACCGCTTGCCCGTTGCTTCCCCTTTGCACCTGTTTTACCCGCTTACTTGCAGCACTTTACGCAACTGCAATTCACGTCCACAAGCTAACGCATTGGGGTTATGTAACTAGACATGACTAGTTGCCAAGTCAGACCTAGACCAAGGAGAACTAGAGGCTTGACCCGTCCGGGCGGCCCGTCTCTCTCGATGACCAAGGTGTAGACCAGGTGTTTTCGAAAGTAAATTGCTTTTTTCATGCTGTTTTTGTTACATTATTTCGTACAAGGGAAGCTTCGCGTAATAGATGGATAGTCCTTTGTAAGATTATTGCGTGTTGTAATATTGTTGCGTCTGTCAGCAAGCGAATCGAGCCTTATCTATGTGTTTGTTGCGTCTGCTTGTAATATTCTTGCGCGGCCCGTGGGCAGGTGACGTTATAACATTACCTCATAAGGGGGGGGGGGATGAAGCACGCGCGCGTATATGTAGCGTAGAGGGGACCCTACTCAAACGTTACAGAAAAAATTACAAAAAAAAGACCCACAGGCATATAACCCATGAGTCTATATAAAAATTAATAATTCAGTATTGACAAAAGAAAAGGGCTCCCAAGGTCGCCCAGAGGGTGCCTAAGAAGCCCTTAACCTAGATAATTTAATGATCACCTCCCTTCTCACTTCACAAGAGTAAACACGGAAGGCCCTCCTTTCTTTGTATGTTATAACTACTACCTCCTAAGGCCTCAGTCGCTACGCTCCCTCGGCCTATCCTCCATAGAGTATTCATTATTGAATATAAGGGGTATATATTAACCCTCGCAACCCTATAATGTATTATACCATAGATTGCGAAAGTTGTCAATAAAAATCGTCATAAATTAAAAAATATTTTTATTTTTACACAATTTTGCATTTTTCTCTTGACAAAAATTGCAGAATATGTTATAATAGTGTATAAGGTAGGGAGAACTTTATAATGGCTAAATTCATAGATGGAAAAAAGTACTGTTCATGCGGTACAGAAATTTTTACTAAATCGAACTATTGCTCGCCGTGTGCTGTAGCGTCTAATCAACGTTGGCAGAAAAAGGGGCTTGAGCAAGGTCTTAGTAAATCAGATGTTTATAACTACAGATGGCGTGAGTCAAATCCTAAAAAGTATTTGCTACAAAACGCTAAAAGTAGGGCTAAAAAGAGGGGACTAGAGTTCAATCTCACTGAAGATGACTTTGATATCCCTACCCATTGTCCTGTCTTCGGGTTCCCTCTTGAGCTTTATGCTAATAAAGGGACAAAAGATAACAAACCTTCTTTAGATCGCATAGATTCTTCTAAAGGGTATGTAAAAGGGAATATTCAAGTTTTGTCGTGGAGAGCCAACAACCTTAAATCTGACGGCACTATAGAAGAATTCATCAGACTTGTGGAGTTTATGAAAAATGGTGACACTTAAAAATACTAAAGCTCGTCAGGCAGCTCAAAAACGTTATAATGCAAAACCCGAACAAATCAAGCGCAGGGCTGCTAGGAATGCAGCTCGTCGAGAAATGATTAAAGCAGGTAAGGCTCGTAAGGGTGATGGTAAGGATGTCATGCATAAAAATGGGAACCCGATTGATAACTCCAAGAGCAACCTGAAGATGGGCAGTAAGACAGAAAATAGGTCTTATCCCCGTACGAAGACCGCAGGGAAGAAGAATGCGACCGATTGAAGACAGAGAGCTAACTCTAAAGCAAAAGCTTTTTGTTGAGGCGTATGTCTCCTCGGATGGCAATCTTACTGAAGCAGCCCGACAGGCTGGTTACAAGGGAAATAACCTTAATAAAGTAGCGTCTGAGTTGAAGGCAAAGCCTCATATCAAGAAGGCTATTGATGAACTGACTGCCAAGAAGATCAAGGAACTGAATGTTACTAAGGAATATGTCCTTCGTAAGCTTGTTCGTACGGTCGAGAAGGCAGAAGACGATAACAACCATGGGGCAACCCTCCGAGGACTTGAACTGCTGGCTAAGCATCTTGGGATGTTTATTGAACGGCAGGAAATCAGTGGCCCGGATGGCGGTGCTATTGTTCACGAACAAAAGGTAAAACAGGATGCAGCAGATTTCGCCAGCCGCTTGGCTCGCCTCGCAAACGCCGGAGGAACAGGAGAAGTACTTGAGTTCCCTGTCCGACGCGGAGAAGGCTCAGCTTAAGTGGGAATGGAAATTCTGGGCACGACCTAACCAGCTTCCTCCCGAGGGCAACTGGAATACTTGGCTTGTTATGGCAGGTCGAGGGTTCGGAAAGACTCGGATGGGTGCAGAGTGGGTGAGAGAATTAGCTCATAAACACCCCGGTTGCCGAATTGCTCTAGTTGCCGAGACGGCTGCTGACGCCCGTGACGTCATGATCAAGGGTGACTCTGGACTCTTAAACTGTGATCCTACGCTAGATGAAGATTGTTGGTCTCCTACTAATAGGTGTCTGACGTGGCCTAACGGTTCTAAAGCATTTACCTACAATGGTACGACTCCTGACCAGCTTCGTGGCCCTCAGCATCACTTTGCATGGGTAGACGAGCTTGCGAAGTTCGAATACTTGCAGGACGCATGGGACCAGCTACAGTTTGGCCTGCGTTTGGGCGAACACCCTCAATGCCTTGTAACTACTACACCACGCCCACTTCCCCTTATTAAGAAGCTTGTTGCTGATCCAGACACTGTTGTTACCAATGGTTCTACTCTGGATAACGCAGCTAACCTCGCCAAGAATACTGTTAAACAGTTGTATGAGCGCTACGGCGGTACGCGACTTGGTCGACAGGAGCTTGAAGGTGAAATTCTTGGGGATATTCCCGGTGCACTATGGAAGAGAGAAGATATTGATGCAAACCGACTCAAAGAAGCCCCAGACGACCTTGAACGAATCCTCGTTGCAGTTGACCCTGCCACTTCAAATGAAGAAGGAAGTGACGAAACAGGAATCGTGGTTGTCGCCCTCGCCCGAGATTCTGATGGGTACGCTAGGGGCTACGTCCTTGAAGACGGTTCCCTCAAAGGGTCGCCTGAGGAGTGGGCTAGAAAAGCTGTATCGCTTTATCGTAAGTACGCTGCGGATCGCATAATTGCAGAAAAGAATCAAGGTGGAGACATGGTGGCTTCAGTCATTAAGGCTGTGGACCGTACCGTACCTCTTAGCCTCGTACACGCTTCTCGGGGCAAGGTTGTACGCGCAGAACCTATTTCCGCTCTGTACGAACAAGGAAGAATCCACCACGTTGGACGACACGACAAGCTAGAAGATCAGATGTGTATCTTCTCTATCGACTCTTTCCGTACGAGTGCAATGGGTTCTCCTGACCGTGTCGATGCCCTTGTATGGGGACTGACCGAGTTGTTTGATAAGATTACTGCACGTAAACGTGATCCTAACAGGGGTCGAGGACGAGTAGAGCAACAGGCTGCTACTACGACTTATATTGCTCCTGTCCACGATGAAACTCCTAACTCATGGATGATTGGATAATATGGAAGAAACTCAGAACGAAGAAGCTCGGGGCGTTGATACGCTTGAGTACGAAGATGATGTAAAGAAAAATTACGTCCCCGAGGGCTTTGACTCTGTTGAAGACTTCCTTGAGGAAATGCGAGAAGAGTATCAGCTCGACCTAGATGCTGATCGTATGAACCGGGAGGCCGCCCTTGATGACAAGAAGTTTGCGGCTGGTGAGCAGTGGGACCCTATTGTTCTTCAACATCGTAAGGGCCTCCCTTGCCTTGTTATCAATTCCGTTCCTCAGTTTGTGGCTCAGCTCGTAGGAGATTGGCGACAGAATAAAAATGGGATTAAGGTCCTGCCGGCTGAAGATGGCGATACTGATATTGCATCTGTTCGCGGGGACCTTATTCGAGCTATCCAGACTAAGTCTCGTAGCGACCGTGTGTTCAACAATGCATTTGAGAGCATGGTCACTTGTGGTGACGGCGCATTCCGAGTAGCGGTTCGATACGCACGTACAGACGCCTTCGATCAGGAAATCACTCTTGAGCCGATTGACGACGCTCTTGCAGTTATCTGGGATAGGTTCTCTATCGACCCAACGGGTCGTGATGCTAGGCATGTCTTTGTTGATGACCGTATTAGCAAGAAGGAATTTGAACGCAAGTGGCCTAAGTCTGATCCATCGACGTTGACTTCTGACAATTATACCTCGCTTTACTCTGGTGGCTGGATCAACGATGAAGGCTACCGAGTAACCGAATACTGGCGAATGATCGAACGAGACCGCCTGCTCTGCCTGTTTGAGAATGGCAAGACTAAGTTCATCGATAAGGACAACTTTGATGAACTGATTGCTGAGAACGGCCAACCGGTTAAGTCGCGTGTCGCTCCTTGTACGTATGCCCAGATGCACCTTGTAACAGGTTTTAGCATTCTTAGTGGTCCGTATGAGTACATGCTTAATCGCGTTCCGATTATACGTATGTCTGGCCGAGTCGTTAATGTTAACGGTCGTCGAGTCCGCTACGGTCTTGTCCGCTTTATGAAGGACGCTGTACGCCTCAAGAACTTCTGGAGAAGCGTTGCAGCAGAGCAGCTAGGGTATGCCCCCAAGGCTCAGTGGATTGCTCCTGAGAGCGCCGTAGAGGGCCGTGAGGACCAGTTCCGCAAGGCACACCTTACTCGTGATCCTTTGCTTATCTATAATGATGACGCTACCGCTCCGCCTGAGCGTGTCGATCCCCCTGCTCCGCAGATGGCGCTTCTTAATGAAGCTAATGTCAATGCGCAGGATATGAAGGACGTTACTGGTATTCACGATGCTTCGTTGGGTATCAAGAGCAATGAAACCTCTGGTCGCGCTATTCAGGCTCGACAGCGTGAAGGTGACGTTGCTTCGATTACCTACTACGATCACGGCAATGCTGCGGTCCTTGAGGCAGGTGACGTTACTAATCAGCTTATCTCTCAGGTGTACGACGGTACTCGTATCGTACGGATTATTGGTGAAGACGAGGCTGTTAAGTTTGCTCGTATTAACGACCCTAATGATCCTGAGTCTCCTGATCTTTCGATTGGCAACTACGATGTCGCCATTACGTCTGGCACCAGCTATACTACCCGCAGGGTGGAAGCCGCTCAGTCGATGATGGAAGCTATTCAGGTTTGGCCTCAGCTTATTCAGGTCGCTGGCGATATCATCGCTAAGGCTCAGGATTGGCCGGGAGCAGACAAACTTGCTGATCGTCTTAAGAAGACCATTCCTCCGCAGTTCCTTGAGCCGGGTGAAGAAGGTGGCGGTTCTCCCCCGCCTGATCCTGAGATGCTTCAGAAGATGCAGGAACAATTGCAGAAGCTCATGTTGGAAAACCAGTCTCTTAAGGCTGATATGACCATCGAAGAGAAGAAGCTAATTGTTGATGCTTACAATGCGGAAACTCAACGTATTAGAGCGTTGTCTGACCATGAGGTCGATAACAATCAAATGGAAATGGATGCTATTAAGGGCATCCTTGATCACTCAGTTAAACTCTCGTCAGCTCAGCAGAAAACCGACACTGCTCAGCAAAAGACGCAATCAAAGTCGGCTTCGGTATAAGGACCGTTAAAACCTATGACAGACACTAACACTGAAATCGCTGCAGACACTGACGACCTCAACGCTTTCGAACAGCTTATGTACGGCCATACTAAGCCTGATATCGAAGATGCCGAGGCCACGGTAGTAGAAAATGAGGAAACAGAAGAACTTGCAGAAGAGGAGGTGGAACCGGAACATACTCCGGCTGAAACTGACGAACAGGAAGAAGCTGACAACGATGAAGACGAGCAGCCTAAACCTAAAAAGAGTCGCTTTCAGGAACGTATTGACCAGCTTACAGAGAAAGCTCGGGCTGCTGAACGTGAGAAGGACGATCTTCTCCAGAAGCTTAACGAGACTCTGGCAAAGCTGGAAGGTAAGACTGATGAAGTCAAGCCTGCTGAAACACCAAAGGACGCTGCTCCTCAGCCTGACGAAGCAGACGAAAATGGTGAACCTAAGTACCCTCTGGGCGAGTTCGATCCCGCATACATTCGTGACCTGACGCGTTACACTATCAGGGCGGAAGCAGAAGCGCAGAAGGAAGAAGCAGCTCGACAGGCAGCAGAAGAAGCCAAGAATCTTGAGAAGGCTCAGCTTGCTCAGGAATGGTCAGAAAAGGTACAGTCGTCGCAGGAACGTTATCCTGACTATCAGGAGAAGGTCGCAGACCTTGCTGAAGTTGTACAAGACATTGACCCTGTATACGGTGACTTCCTTGCCGAGACGATCATGACCATGGAAAATGGAACTGATGTCTTTTATCATCTTGCTAGTAATCCCAAGATCGCAGAAGATATTGTGAACAGTAGCCCGCAGGCCGCTCTCCGCAAGCTCTATCAGATCGAGGCCCGATTCTCTACGTTTGAAGAAGAGAAGAAGGAAAAGAAGCTTAAGGTGTCAAATGCCCCACAGCCTCCGGAGCAACTCAATCGAGGTAACTCTCCGGCTAAGGACATTGCACCTGATACCGATGATCTTGAAGCGTTTGAGAAAGCTTTCTTTAAGAAGCGACGCTTTTAATATAAAGGAAATATAAAATGCCAGCAGTGACTGTCGATCAGGCAAAACTCGTTCTTAACGCCTTTGCCGCGACTTTTCAGAATAACCTCATTGCCAAGGACCTTGTGACTTGGCGCAAGTACGATAACGAAATGAATGACCGTAACGGCCTGACTGTTGTTGAACAGGTCGGCCCCCGTTACACTGTTACCCAGACGACCTCTGGCGTGCAGGACCTGTCTTCGGGTACGCAGGACACCGTGTTCGGTTCCGAGCAGTTCAAGGTTGATCAGGTGTTCGGTTCCAGCATGGGCTGGGGCGACTTCGTCAAGATTCGTGACATCGGTGAAGCCCGTGAATCGGAAGCTATTACCAACGCTGCTACGAACCTTGCCGAAAAGATCGATGCTTATATCCTCCGTACGGTGGCTCTCGCAGCCAATAACTCTGTCGGTACGGCAGGCAACGCGATTGACTCGCTCGACGACTTCACCGCGGGTTATGTCCGCCTGAAGGAAGAAGGTGTTTCGGATACTGATCTTCGTGCCGTACTTACTTACGGCGATCAGGCGGCTCTTGCCTCGAACATCGTTGGCCTGCCTGCTCTTGACGATATTGCTTCGGGTATCTACCGTGAAGGCTTCACCGGCAAGGTTGGTGGCATTCCTACCATGTTCACCCAACAGCTTCCGACGCTTATCACAGGTACGCGTACGAATGGTGCTGTCAATGGTGCCAACCAAGGTGTCAACTATAAGGATGTTGCTGTTAGCTCGGCTCCGGGTCGCTATCTGACTCAGACCATTGCGGCTGACGGTTTCGGTGCCAACGCAACGATCAAGGATGGTGAAGTGTTTACCATCGCTGGTGTAAACGCCTATGATAACCGTCTTGGTGCATCGCTGGGCCGTCTGCAGCAGTTCCGTGTTGTTGGTGATCATACGGCCGATGGTACGGGCGCTATTGCTTCGCTTCGTATCTTCCCGGCGCTTGTGGTCCCCGGTTCGGGTTCGGGTGGTGATGTCAATGTCAACACCGCACATGCAACGGTTACGGCTGCTCCGGCAGACAACGCTGTTATCACTTGGTGGACTTCGGCCTCGGCCTCGGTTAAGCCTCGTGTGGTTCTGGCTAAGGACGCGATTCAGGTTAACACGGCTGATCTGATCATGCCTGCAACCGGTGTCGGTATGCGCAAGAGCCTCACGAAGGTTCCTCTTTCGGTTCGTATGTGGAAGAACTCCAACTTCGCAACCGGTGCGCATGACGTACGATTCGACGTGGTGCTTAGCGCTAACGTACGAGACCGCCGCCGTCTGGTTCGTATCAACGGTCAGTAATAATACTCGGGGACCTCTGCTTAGCATGTCCCCACTTCTTATAAAGGAGGCGGCTAATGATCGTCAAAGAACGTTATTCCCCTAATATTATGGCCGCCAATGCGACTTTCAAGTTAGCAGGGCCTTCTGTGGGAGGGTTTATTTGCACAGTAAGCGGGACTCTTTCAATTACTGATAATAACAGTAATGCGATTCTATCGTCTTTTCCTGTTACCGCTGGGGTTTTTCATCCTATCCCAATTTTCATAGGCAATAATGGTGGTGTAATTACTCTTTCAGGTGGGGCTGCAGGCACCCTCCTTGTTTAATAGGAGGTTTAATGCTTTTATCTTTTTTTGTTAATCAACCAAGTCAGCGAGGAGGCGGAGGAGTAACGCCATTGCCTCCTGCAGATTATGTTGTCTTGAATGATGCTGATTTTAACACTGCTCAAACTGCAGCAACTTCAGGTCAAATTATTGAACTTGGAGATACCGGCTCTTTTACTAACCTAACTGTTACTAAACAAAATATAACTATTCGAGGCAAAAGTCTAGCCGGCCACACTATTCAATCTATTATTTTTAATGGATGTTCCGGAACGACTATCGACGGAATACACGTACAGCCGACGACTCTGGCTTCTGTTAGTGACACAGCTTTGCGCAATCTTGCTAATAACCCTCGCCTAGTATCGCTGCAAGGAAATCTTTCAGGGTTTACTCTGCGGAATAGTTGGATACGAGGAGGCAATCCTTGGAATAGCATGTTGGACTTTGATCCAACCGTTACTGATCTTACTAGAATGGGGGGGTTGGGCGCAGACAGCACGTATCTAGATAATGTTGGTACGGCTTACAACCCGTACCAAGCCGACCTTTGGATTGGGATTGGCCGTTCTGGTGCTATAACTGGCAGCATTGTTATTGAAAACAATCTTGTTACTGATTGTTGCGAAGGTATTAAATTCGGGTACGCAGGCAGTGGAAGTGTTACTATAAGAAATAATAAAGTTTATAGATGTTATCAAGACTTTATTGTTGTTGGTATGGAAGCAGGGACTGCTGCAGTAGACTATATTAAGGTTGTTGGTAATGAAGTAGCAGACGGGTTTTCTCAGCCACAGGATCATGGCAATCCACATAGCGACTTTTTCCAGTTCTACGGACAGGATGGCGCTTCTCAGTACCTGTACAAAATTCCTTTGATGCTTATTGGGAATGTTACCTATATGCGTCCCGGCTGTCGAGGGTCATGTCAGCGGCTTTTTGCTTCAGACGTTTACATAGGATATCCTTTCTACGCACCTACCGTGTATGGCAATCTTATGTTGTCGAGATGGAGCGGAAAGGGCGTAACACTAAACGCCCCCGATAGTGGAGTATCTGGTGCTGTATGGGCAATGGTCGAAAAGAACATTCTTCTTGCAAACCTTGCGTATAACGGCCCTCTTCAGAATAATAACAACGGGGCACCTGCTGGTGCAGCAAATGATGCTAATCCCGACAGGATTAACATTGATATTAAGGCTGACGAAACATTTTCAGCCGGAGCTGTTAACTACAGCAACAATAATATTACAGAAGGGGTTCTTCCAGACGCTTCTCTGCTTTCGAATGACATTTACGTGGGTGGTCCATTTACTGTAGTAGATGGGTATTCAGGATATTTTGATCCAAGAGGCGGACTCACTTGGACACAGGCTTGGGAAACCAGTAGTGTTGATGATTGGATTGCTCAAGTCAATTCTATTAAAACTGCTTATGCATCAGCTAATCCGATACCTGCAGGTGTTACAACTAGCGCAGCATATAGGAGTTATTGGGCAAACGAAAGCAATTGGGGACAAATGCCGAGTAGGGTCGGGTGGCGTAATAAAACAGGAATCACTCCGTCTACTTTAACAACAACAGAATGGTCATATGTACACGCTGGCTTCCAAACTCGTTCACTTTATGGAACCAATTGCGAGTATCGTACAGCAGACGACCATTTGGGAACCAATGCGACAGCTTGGGCAAGTATCCCGACGGTAGGCTCTCCAGGAAGTATTGCACACGGAAGGTTTATGCAATTGCGTCTAACCTCTAGTGCAACTTCGTTGGGCAGTGTTACTGCGACGGTTGTTATTGGATCAGATACTGCGTCATGGCAAGTTCAAACAGCGGATGCAGCTACCTATCCTATTGTCGCAATGGATTCAGCGACGCCTGATCTATTCAGGCGAGCTTCTGGTTCGCTGGGGGCTGATTCTAATGTTGGTACAATTGCTCTTACTCGGTTTAAAATGGCGTCGCCTCCTGCAGCAGTCCAGACAATTTTCGGCGCGTCTTCAGGTACGGCTAGAATACAGGTTCAGGTTGTAGGAACGACTGGCAAACTGCGTATTAACCTATACAACGGAACTTCACAGCTCTGGCGTATAGAAAGCAATATGAATGTGTGTGATGGCAATTATCACGATATTCTTGCATCATTCGATACTTCACAAACGGTAGAAAGTGCTGGGCGCAGTTTGTTCGTTGATGGTCTTTCAGATAGTAACTCAGCGGCTACTTGGGGCACAGGCGGACAAGTTGTTAGTTATAGTGCGTCGATTAACGCTTATCAGTTCGGACCTGCAACGGGTAATAATATAGAAATTGGGGCGTTTTACCTCAATATCGCAGCCCGTGTCGACCTTACTGACGCAACTAACAGGGCCAAGTTTAGTCCGAGCGCTATAGGTACTAACGGCACTGGACCGACTGGTGCACAACCTGTTATCTTCCTTGTAGGTAATGACACACAATGGAATGCAGGTCTTAACCGAGGATCGGGCGGGGTTCACAATCCTGTGGGGTCTTCGGCAGTTACACTTGTTTCAGGCTCAGCTTGGACTTAAATACTTAACATTAATGTAGGGAGTGAAAATGACCACGGTTACTCAAATTATTACTGACGCCTACAGGCAGAGTAACCTGCTTGCTATTGGTGCAACTCCTACAGGCGCGCAACTTGCAGAGGGGCTACGGTATTATAATCGTATCGTAGCCTCTGTGCTAGGAAATGAGGCAGGTGAAAATCTACAACCTTTTCCTATCGGTCGTCATAATATTAGTCGACCTTCAGGATACCCTTGGTCAGGAACTGTTCCTAGTTTTGATTGGTTTGTTCCTCTGAATACGCGCCTCATGCTAAATCTTGAAGAGGCTGCAGACATTTATCTTAACCCTGTTCCTGAGGACGGTTCTCGGCTAGGTGTTTGTGATGTAAGCGGCAACACCGCTACTTACAACGTAGTACTTCACGGTAACGGCAGAAATATTGAAGGGTCTCCTTCTATTACTATCGCAACCGATGGCATAGACCGTGAGTGGTTCTTTCGAGAAGACCTTGGTGACTGGGTCCGCGCTGTACCGCTTATTCTTACAGACGAGTCTCCGTTCCCAACTGAGTTTGATGATATGTTTGTCACTATGCTGGCGATGCGTATCAACCCGTCTTATGGTGTGGCTATGGATGCACAGACAGCGGAGATTTACAAACGGTCTCGTTCGCAGTTTAGAGCGCGATACCACAACACTATTGAAGTTCATTCTGAGGACGCGCTTATACGGCTTCCTCGTACGGCAAACGACCGCTATCTTTGGGGGAATCGTTATGGAATGTACGACCCACAAGGAGCATTTAACAAAGGATACCCTTGGTAATGGCAGATAGAAAACTTTACGATTCTACAACTTTTGACGCCACTATGCAAAAATGGGGCGATCCGCGATATACCTCTAAGGCTGATCTTGCGTCTACTACGGCAGGCAAAGGCTCGTCGCTTGTAGGGTTTATTCAAGCGACTATCGGAACAATTGCTCGCACGGTGCAAGATAAGTTGCGGGAAACTGTTAGTGTCAAAGATTTCGGCGCTGTTGGGGATGGTGTCGCAGACGATGCGCCAGCCTTTCAGGCGGCCCATGATGCGCTACCAGAAACGGGTGGCACCATTTATGCGCCCCAAGGAACCTACCTGTGGGGTTCGGGCGTGGTTTTTTCTAAACCCGTTATTTTGCTCGGCGTAGGTTGCTCACCGCTTCCATCAGTAACCGCCGCGACTCAGATCATCAAAAAAAGCACTATGACCGGCGCGGTGTTGGTCCTCAATGCGCTTGGGGCTGGTGTCATGGAATGTGGGTTTATCGGACAAACCGGCAATACTGGTGACGGCATCCATGTGCGCGGCGGGCGCTCGATCCTGCTTCGCGTATCCTCGCACAAAATGGGGCAGGATGGCATTCGCGTTGGCGATAGCGTTCAATTGAACTGTAATCAATTTTTTCACGAAAACATATTTCTCCGCGAAAACGGTCGTCATGGCTATCATGTCGATGATGAATTTTATCGCAACAACACGTCTTTTGGCGCAAACTGCAACAATGGCCTAATTAAGCACATTGACGCCACAAGCAACGGCGGCGATGGTATTAAGATAAATGGTGGCTGGTATAATTCCATTGAGAACTTTCTCCCACAAACCAACACCGGGGCTGGCATCAACATCGTAAATACTGGCGGCACCAATATCGGAGCGCGTTATACAACGATTTATGCTGGCGAACAGAATGAAGGAAATGTCGGAGGGAATATCGTAAACTCTGGATTTAACACGGTCATGCTTGGCGTAACACCGGGGCCCGGCCTGACTGACACTGGATCAAATACTATCATAATTAGTCCGGGTATCAGCAAAATGGACGCTTTGTGCGTCACCAATATCCTGACTTCCGAAAGACCTACCAGTGGAACCTTCGACTATCCTGTTATTGCCAAAATTTTTGGCAATGCCTCCGATGGTCGCGGCGGTGGTTTTGAAATCCAAACTCCAGCAG